GATGCTCTTAACGCAATAAGCACCCAAATAACCACAGATGAAAGCTCAAATACCGAGTTGATAGCAGATCTTAATAGCGACATAGCAGCGGCCAATACAGCAAGCACTCAAAAAGTAGCAGCTCACGTAACCGAATCTCACGCAACCGGCATCATCGAATCGGCCCAACGAAATACTACCCTGGCCGCGACGATTTACCAGACAAACTACACCGCCGACAATACGCCCAATATAATACAAGTGATGCGGCCCAATGTAGCTCGAATAGTTGGCGGCCCTATTGACTTTGGTGGAATAATAGCCAACTCAACAAACACACTGGTCATTCAGGCTGGCGGTTTGGGCTTAGGGCCGCTTACTGTTACGCTTACCATACCCGTTTATAGCGTTGAAGGTTTAGTCGCTACAATCAATACGGCAGCAAGAGATTCCCATTATCCCATAGCTGCTTATGCTGTTGGTGGAAAACTGGTACTGGCTCACAACATACCAGGAAGCAACTATACGATTTTGGTTTCAGGTTCGGCTTGTGGCGTGTTGGGCTTGAGTTCGGTTACTGTTTCGGCGCCCTCTGATTGTGGTGCTATGTTGGCCGGCAGTTTGGTGTCTGACTTTGGCGTAGTTTGTAATCAGTCAGGAATCAGTGCCATACCAACTTCACCTGCTCTTCCTGTTGGTTCGCTCTGTAATGTGACCAACCATCAAACTTCCAGCGCAAATGGAACCTACTACATAACGGAAGCAGGAACACTTAACGCAACTCTACCATCAGGAACTTTTAATCTGGAAGTGGTAAAGAACTCAGCCGCATTTGGTCAGACTTCGGATGGCCAAGTGTATGATGTTTTCGTAGATTTTGATTCGACGGGTTTGGGGAAAGTTAGTACGGCCATAAGACTCGATTACCAAGCCATTTCAGGTCTCAGCATAGTCTCGGTGAATGAGTACTTTCCCGTTGTTGCTGTCGTGTGGGGAGTAGATGGTTCGGGTAGCCTCACAATATCAGAGGCCGGCAACAAAGGACCAGCAACTATTATACCAGCAGACCTATCATCACCTTTTATAGGCAGGCTTCAGGTTGCGTCTTATAATGGCCTGGGAATAGCTGATGTAGAAGTTACTGGAAGTGTTGCTACTGGTACTGTTGGGCAAACCGTTACTTCCTACGCTTTTGCCGGCACTACTTCACGGCTTTACGTATGCTCTGTACTTTTAGGCGGTAACTTGGGCACTTACGCTTTGGGCTTCCTTACAGACAAGAGACAGTTAGGCACCACTTCAACCAACGACACTTACGACTCATTTAATCAAGGCGCCGTAGAGCAAGTCATAAACGATCTATACAACAATGGAGTAGTTAGCGGCCTTGAATACTTATCAAACACAGCATCAACCATCAGTTTTAGTGGTGGAGTTGCTTATGTGGCCGGTAGAAGACTTGAAGTACCAGCGCAAACCATAACACTAATATCAGCCGACTTTGCTGCGGCGTCTGGAATGGTGCTGCTGAATCGATATGGCAATCTAATCATCAAGAGCGGCAGTCAGAGCGGTTTTAGTTATGCCGGCCTACAAAGCGATGGATACGGTGATTCAGTAGGATGCGCAACGATTTTGGAATACGGCACAACGCAGACGCCATCACTAGCATTCAGTGGCGCATTTACTGATCGGCGCCTCATCATAGCTAATTTGGGCAAGCAGCTGAGCCAATTTTCGAATGATTACGTCACCAATACACAGATGCACAATTACGTGGCGACCCTAAACGTAAAAGACTACGGCGCTGTTGGTGATGGAATAACTGATGATACTGCTGCTTTTCAACGCGCAATAGATTTTGTCACCGCGCAAGGCCAGGGCGAGATTACAGTGCCGGCGGGATCTTCGTACTATAAGATTTGCGGCACGCTTATTCTAAATAATGGCGTGCATATTGTTGGCGTTGGCGGAATCAATCTTGCCAACTACACCAATACATCTCGCCTTGTTCATGCGCCAACCATCCCCGGCGCGCATTTGTTTATCGCGGCAGATCCCGGCGTTGAACCATTAATCGAGGGTTGCTTGATGGAAAACCTCGTGCTTGTTGGAGCAGACGATAGCGGAGACGGACTTCATCTGGTGAATATCGGTATGTCTCATTTTCGTAACCTGTCCATTACTGGTTTTAACAACTCGATATATCTCGATTCTTTTCAAGAGGTGTCGCTGGAAGACTGTATGTGCCTTGCGTCGAAAGTCTCGTCGATGTATTTTGGGCCCAGTGGAGACAATACCACGGGCCATGTGCTTCGGTGCTTAATGCAAGATGGTCTTGGATGGGGCGCAATTCTTTCTGGCAGCAACTTGAACCACTTCTTTGTAGATACTGTGATTGAAAGCAATGTGATCGGCGCGATGGATATAGGCAGAGGCAGTTCCGCAACGTTACTAAACTGCTGGCTCGAAAACAATCCATCGGTAGCTTTCCCAACCGGCGCAGCTTCGTCTGGATCCACAACCAGTTTGGTAGACGCCTCACGTGTAGAAAGCACGACTGATTATTGGGTTGGGTTTTGGGTGATAATGAAGACAGGAACCAACGCAGGACATGCGCGAAGATGTACTGGCTTTAATCCCAGCACCCACACGCTTACAGTAGCGGCTTTCAGTGGTCCTATTTCGCCTGGGGATACGTATAAGATAGTTACAGGCGCAATTCGTGTGGGCGTCGTAGGCAGCACAGACCCATCTATTCGCTCAGCAATTCAGATTATCGGAGGCACGCTTTCTGGACGAAATGCGGAGCCGGTCGATGCAGACGCGATCTTTTTAGATCTGGACAACGTTTATATGGCGCAAGTAAATGGCGCTGACCTTCAACGTTTTGGGCATCTTTTTTGTACGGACTCAATCAACACACAGAATCTTACTCTATGGGGGCTATCATCTGGCGAAATAAGCGTAGAACCAGGTGTTGATACGGGCGATCTTGGTATTGCCGATCTTAGTCGCATACTTGGTCAGTTTCCCAACAATAGAAGCGGCGTTACAAATTTACCTAAGGCTACGATAAACGGTAGCATTATTGACCTATACGACAGCACGGGAAGCAATACAAGCTGGAGAATAAGTGCGGACTATGTTTATACTGCTCCGGATCTTACGGCCGAAGTTAACAGCGAGTTGGCGTTTAGAGCAGACGCCAACAAAAACTTCCTGATCGGCGGAATGACACACGCGGATTCAACTGCCAGAGGGGTTCTTGGCCTGGCAAATGCAACCGCTCCTGCGGCCGGCATTGCTGATACTTTGCAGGTGTACTCGTACGATATGTCCCCCGGGAATACAGTATTGGGAGTACAAACGGAAGGTACTGGAATAGTTGGCAGCACCACTCCCACAGCAAATAGAACGGTAGCAATAATCATAAATGGGGCATTGTATTACCTTCTTGCCTCAACTATACCATAATAGGACGGTTCAACATGACAACCTTTATTAGCACCGGAATCAACAGCACCCTGAATGTAAAAGACTATGGTGCAGTTGGTGACGGCGTACATGACGACACGGCAGCTATTCAGGCTGCCATTACTGCTGCGGCCTACGGAACGGTTTTGATACCAGCAGGAACGTACAAACACACGGGATTCACTATAACTAATGCCGTCAAGATCGTAGGCGTAGGTTGGGGCAAAACTATTTTGAACAATGTCGGAACAGGCCCATCGATTACAATAAGTAGCACTCCAGGATATGACTGGCAGCTCGTTATGGGTGGTCCAGTTATTGAGGACTTACGAATTGACGGACTCGGCGATGGCATTCTGTATATTACGCAGACACATACGTTAATACACAATGTCTGTATCTGCGTATATGGCTATGGCATTCACATTGGTGACGGAATTTCAGACCATCACGCTACTTGCCTTACGGTAGATCATTGCCTTATTGATGGCTGCGTTGGTGGTGGAGTTTACGGCAAGGCTTCAGCAGCAGCACAAATAAACGCAGTAACCATAACTAATTCAGAAATAGCGCATAGTCCCGGGAATGGCGTAGATCTTTGGGGCATTAGCATTAGGATCGAAAACTGTATCATCGAAGGAAACGCAGGCTATGGAGTTGTATTGAGCGAAGCCGATGTTCCTACCTATTCGTACCTGGCTGATTCAACTTCGATTCAGGGCAACTACTTTGAGGCAAACGTTCTTGGGAACATATACGTCGAGACCGGTATGTACGGCGATGGTTATCAAAAGCAAGTCATAGGTCTTTCGATTTGCGATAACTTCATTTCTGGTTCAGGTCTTGTCGGTGGGGCTCCGTCAGTCAAGATGGTACGGGTAGGGAATACCAACTTTGAGACCGCCACGTTCCTTATGGACATGACTTTCGAGCGTAATGGACTTTACGGCAACGGACTTCAAGGAATGGCCGATTTTGGAGATGCCCCTGACGTTAGTTGTATTATTAGGCCGTGGCTTGGTGATGAAGCCTATGAACCCCAAATCTCTCAAGTCGAGGCGATTTATATTAATCTCGGTCTCGCATCTTTTCCGTGTGGTACCAAGCACCTCGTGATCCCAGGAGCATTCTTTGCGAGAGGAAGCGACATAGTATATAACGGTTTGGCGATTGACTCAGGTTCGCCGCTTTCCGATCCGTTTATTTCAAATGGGGCAACCAAGTATGTCTATTTTCCAGTTACTTTGCCGCAAGGATCGATTGTAATTTCGCCTGCTGTTTTTATTCAAGCGCAAAACACCTACACGATAGATTTTACAATTTACGTCAAAGATCCGCGTGGGGCAGCAGGAGGGTGGACGACTTTTGCGGATTGGAACTTTGCGGGTCAGACGGGAGCCAAACTTGTAGGCGGCGGGTATCTGGAAAGTTCGATAACCAGCAACCTTGATCAGCGCAGAATAAAAAAACTTGGCGAAGAGCTGATGTTGCGTATAGCCGTTACCGGAAACGATGGCAGCTATATGTATCTTGGCACTCCCGTAATCAGATATAACTAACGCGGCCCAACATTCAGATTTAGAGGAAAAACATGGCAACCAAATATCCGCAAAACATAGACGACGATTCAACTCTACCAGCAACAGAGAATGGTGCGACAGAGATCAGCGGCGACACACTTAACTCTTTGAAGGACGCAACCCAGGCTCTCGAAAAGGCCGTAGGTGTCAATCCCCAAGGTAATCGTACAGATCTTGCCTCTCGTATTTCAGTCAGCATAGATCAAGACGGCAACTTGAAAACTTCTGCGCTTGAAGATAGAGGTTTGGTTGCTTTGCCAGTTGTTGATGCTGATGTTGATGATCACGCAGCTATTAAAGAAGCTAAACTTGCTCTGGATTACTCTACGTCATACTTGAAGGGTTTGTCAGATTCGGAGACAGCAGACATAGACGGGCTTCAATCAGGTCTTGGGGCTATTGCGCCCAGGCTAAATGGACACATAGCTGGCATTTCAGACTTTCACGACGTATATGCCATTCACGTTTCTCCTACTGACACTGCTTCGGGTATTTTGGCACTCAACTCTACATCGGCTGGTCAAGCACTTAACTACGTAGGTGAGTTGTTGCTTTCAGGCACTAATACGGCCGAACCACATATCGACACAACTCTACCGGCCGCAATCAAACACAAAGCGGTGGATGTTTCAGTAGATACGAGCAACTTTGAGATTTTGAGTAAGGCCGCTACCACAGTTCAGGCGGCACTTGATAGTCTGGATGCGGCCGAGGGAGTTTTGGCCGGAGAGCACATAACCACTTTCCACTCAAACGGCATACTTAAGCAGGTTCAGTCGGGCTCAGTATTCAACACAAGTCAGCGTAAAATCGTCTCTACTTCGGCTTCTTATGTTTTGGGTTCTTCTGTGGTTACTTTACCCAGCGCTAACTTAACCGGAGTAGTGGCAGGTGATTTGCTGACCATAGAGACCACGACTGCTTTGGATGCCGGTACTTATCAAATCGTAGAAGTAGGGCCAGTTGCGCAGGTCATAGGCAACCCGTCATCGGCCGCTCTAACCGCATATCAGGTTTTAGTGCTTCATACGTTTAAGGAGACCAGCACAGTAACGGCCAGCATTTATGGCGCGAAGTTAGTTTCCAGTGATGCGGCTCCCTTGGCTTGTTCAGTGGTTCATAATGGCACTTTGGTTGATACGATTGCTATACTTAACCCCCAAGCGGCCAGAGTAGTCAGCATGGGTTTCAACGGCGCGATCATTAACGGCGACGGATATGACCTACGTGTTGAAGTTGGAGTAGGTGCCGGACAAACACGAACAATAACTGTATCCGGCCTCAACTTATATCAGAACGCAGTCACTCAAGCTTGGACTGTTGATGCCGAATCAGTAGCCGAGCGAATCAATGCCTACGTACTTGATCCGAATTCAGCCGCACACTTTCCAATAACCGCATTCAGAGTTGGAAATGAGTTGGCCATAGCGCATAACTGGGTAGGAGCAGACTACATACTTGAAATCCTACCAAGTCCACACGCCAACTACGCTCTGGGGTTTGATGTATACGGCTCAAATGTGGTAAGTCAGACTATAACCGGCAACTTGGGCAGCTCTTATGTTGTGAATGGGCGAGAACTGGGCACGATAGCCACTTTACTTACCGGAACAGCCACAATATCAGACACCAACGTAACAATCAAGGACTCAAACGGCAACACACTCAATCCGACCGAGTTTGGTGTTGGTGCTGGATCTGTAATGAACCTGACCGGCCATTCTACTGCTGATATGAATGGCAACTATATGGTTTATGCGGCTAACTCTACCTGCGTTACTGTACACGAGACCATATCGGCTTCAACTACACCACTAACTGCTTTCTTCACTGGATCTTTCGTGCCGCTTCAGAAATATTTTAGTCAGGAATCGTCTCAAAAGGGCATCATTCAAGTGGGCATAGACGCAAATGGACTAACCGAAGCGAACCAAAGACTGATGTACACGACTTTGGGATATGGAATAGAACTGATTGATGTATCCGAGTCATTTGCTGCCGGAACTTACACATTTTACATAGGTGATTCGGGTGGCGGATTGAGGGGATTTACGCTTATTGATACGAGCACCTCTCTTCCTGGCCCAACAGTTAGTGTAGCGACCACTTTCTCGGGCGTATTTAAACTTTATGCCCCTAATAACCTCGACTATTTGACTATCGAGGTTGTTCCTACGTTGGCCGGCATTGCTTCAACAACGCAGTCTCTCACCTTGTTTGCTGCTCCGGATTCTGATGAGCTGATGATGCTGTGTAATGCGCACTTTGTCAGCAGCAAATACATCACGCACTTGTATGATACGCGTTTGTTTGGAAATATGGCTCTGAACCAAGTACGAGATGACTTTGTAGAGGTGTTTTCTCAACTGCCGGCCAAAGAAATGCGGTCTAATGGCGTAGTTCGTGGCTTTGACCTGGCCGCTTTACCTTATTCTGACTCTGAAACCGGCCTACAAGCGGTTCCTTTGATGGGCGGCGTGGCTTATGTAAATGGAACACGAGTAGCAGTAGTAACCCAGAAGGCAATCATATCATCGGCCATAACTTCGGGCACAGTGGTTATAGGAATCAACGAATTTGGCTCGATTCAGGCCTTTACGGAGTCTTTGGGCGAAATTTTAACTGACGGGTATGGCTCGAGCTACACTTATGGCAAGATACTACCACTTTATAGCGTTGCGGTAGTTGGTGGGGTAATAAATCAGGCCACTCTTACGGATTTGAGACTGTTCATAGACAATCTGGACGAAAAGCAAGATCTAACAGTCGATTCGTCCAACTATAACTTCCTGGGCAACTTCAAAACTCTGGATGGCGCACTTCAATACATAACAAGCTACCCAAGTTCAGAAAAGACGGTTGTAAAGATTGTAGGCCAAGTTTTAACGTCTAAAAATTTGGTTGTTCCAGCAGGCGTTAATCTTTTGGGCGCTACGGGTTTAGAATCAATCACAAACACAGGAGCCGCAGGGAATTTCATCACTCTGGCCGGCAATAACAAGCTGCGTGACCTACAAGTACTTAACACTTCGGGTACTGGCGCTTTGGTTGCGATTACGGGGTCAAGTGTCGAAGTATCAAACTGCTATTTCAACTTCGCATCGGCAACCAACTCAGGAAATACGGCCATAACAGCAACAGGCGCTTTGGACGACATAAAGATAGACAACAACTCGATAGGCGCTTGTTATTCGGGCGTTGTGTGTGATGGGCAGTTTAGTACTACTCTTCAACTAACCAATAACAGCATAACCGGCGTATCAGGTACTTCCGCATCAGCTTACGGCCTCAGAGTCGTCGCAGCATTAGGGACATCGAACAGCATAGTAATCGAGGGCAATACAATATCTATCCCGAGCGTTACAGGCGGAAACATATCAGGAATAGCAGTTGATGTGGGGCAGAACATAGGAAGTGTTCGCATCAGCAAGAACAACATAAGTGAGGCCATACCAAGCTCAACCGGATCCTTGACATACGGTATTTCAGTGTTTAATGAGAACAACGTGGGCCCCGGAAATAAAGCCAGCAACCTATTTATAACAGACAACATCATACAAGACGTTCAACTGGCCGACTCAAACATCTGGGGCATTTGGGTGGGTAACGCAACTATTGCTTCTATAACTGGTAATCAGATTAGTGGAATAGGAGATGTCAGTGCCGGCTCATATACCAACGTCGGAGCCATAAACATAAGTACCGGATTGGCCGACGTCGATGTTTCCCACAACACCATAGCAGACGGAGACGCGAGTTTTGGCATTCGCGTTAATGATATCAGTAATACAGCCAAAGTTAAGATATCCAGCAATACAATAAGCAACGTAGGAGGCACTGTAACCTGTATCTGTATATCGTCTAACACGAGCTACGCATCGATTTCGGACAACACGATAATAGGAACAGGATCGGGCACATTCATAGTGTTGGCAGCGGGTGGGCATTCCAACTGTTCGACCGTAGCAGGCAATGTTATGGTGGGCAGCGGTTCCATTGGCGTTTCAGTTCCAGGAGTAAGCACATCTATTTCCATCGTGAATAATGTATTCGCAGACATCTCATCCGCAGGTTTCCAGTGTATTAGTTTGAGTGCTTCAACGACCAACTGCTTCGTGTCAGGCAACCAGCTTCCATATGCCGGAGTTGGTTTTGATAGTGTAGCGCTAACGGAGAGCGCAATGGGGGCCGCTTACCCAGATACAAATACAAACACGATAGGGGTTAATGCCGGGCTGTTGGATACGAGATCAGTGCCAGCCGCAGATATGGCGTCGTCTTATGATTCGGTGTCGGGAGTTAATTGGACACTTACTGTTAGCTCTGGTGTGAGTTATTGGCAACCTGGGGGGGCATCAAACGCAAGAGTTCTGTGCGTGCCGATACAGGGGTTGCCAAATGGATCGCAATTAGAGTCCGTAGGTGTGATGGCATCAATAGTGACACTAACCAAGGTGAAGGTATATAGTCTTGATTTGATCACTCTTACCCCAACACTTATAAGCGATACCGTAACGCTCCCTTTGGGGGTTGCTACTACCAATGTTGCGGTTGGTGGCATTATTGACAACTTGCACTACACCTATTACGCGATCATAACATCATCGGATGGCATCAGCAACTTGATATACGGCGCCAGAGTTAATTTCCGCTATTAGTCAAATTAAGGAGCACAATGGAAAAGACAGGCTTGGAAGTGTTGGTCGATTTAGTGGAGCAGGTCAAACTACTAAATAAGAAGTTCGACGTTATAGATCGAAACATAAAGATGCTGATGAATGCCCGGCCAAAAGAAGAGCCGGCCAAGCAAGTACAGCAAATTCAGCAGATAGATCCACCAAAAGCACCCGGCATGCGTTTTGGATTTGAAAAGACCGGTCCAACTACAGCCCCCAGCGCTACAACACCAGGCGCAATGGTTTCAAGCAAAGTGGCGGTTATGTTGGGCTCTACGGCTACACCAATAATCGACGCGGTAGTGAAGATTTATGATGCTAACGACGCTCTGATTAAGGAAACAAAAACGAACAAAGCGGGAGAATGGCGCGCAAAACTTTCACCTGGTAAATACGTAGCAAACATAGAGGGAAATTTCAGAGGCAAACCACTCATATCGCAAAATAAGATGTTTGAGGTGGAAATGGGAATGGATCGTATGGAGGTTTATTAATGACCTATCTACTTCAAAGTTATAACACCGACCTGTTTAATGTGAATAATATCGTTCAATCCACGTCCATAGTTGCCGGTAAGAATCTACTCATTGACACCCTCAGAGATGTGTTCAGAGAGGATAGAGAGTTTAAATTTGTCTCAGATGTTTTCGGTTTTCCAAAGATCCCCGGCCAAGTCACTCTCAACCCAGATGCCGGCCTGAACGACGACGAAACCACCAGAATCTTCATAGGTTCAGTTTATAGGTTTGACGTTAAGTTTTTCCCGGCCATATCAGTCAAAAATACCGGCACCAGATACGTACCTATTTCCTTTAATCAGGACTACTTGGGCATTAAGTATAGACAAGAGCTGCTTCAAGACGGATATGGAAACTCAACCGTAATATCAACGCCGGCCTATCATACTTTGGTGGGCGCTTGGGATCAGACATTCGAGCTTAAAGTAACATCAGAAAGCGCAGTAGATCGAGAGGAGCTTTGTGATATAGTTCAAACCATTCTGATGAGCACACGAAGGCTTGAGTTACAAAATGCGGGACTGTTTATAAAGACACTATCAACATCAGGGGAAACAGAAGAACCCTACGGCAACGGATATTTGTACTCTATATCTGTAAATCTCGAAACGCGGTCAGAATTTAAAGTGCTAATCCCCATATCAAATGTAGTTGAAAGGATTGGATTTTTCGTCACTTTTGCTTTTAATGGTAAGGAGGATGATGCGTTGGCGGTGAACGAGATAACTACGCAGGCCGATTCGTTATAGTTCGGTCGATTTATGGAACCAATCTACTAATATTCACACTTAAATATAGGTGGTAGTGTGTAGTGTTAGGAGTGCGCTGGTAATGGGAAGTTTGGCGCGCATGCTTATATAAAAGAGCAAGCAAAATCAACGAAATAGGAGATTTAAATTATGGCAAACATACCTGGCGCTGGCGTTGGCTACTTGATTCCTGGGTCATACAGCAGGGTCCAAACAATTCGTCGCAGCGTTTCCATACCTGGCGGCTTACGTATTCTCTCGATTATAGGTCTCGGCGCCTCTCAGGAAACTATGGTACTGAGCGCGACTGGTGGTGGTGCTGATGGATTTGCCCCCACTTTTAATGCCACGATCGGTTCAGATGGTCGGCACTTCATAACGGCCAAGTACCCCCTGATATCGAAGCGCACGACTTTGTACCTGAATGGCATACCGCTTAATGGCATAGAGCAGACCATTTCGACTTCTCCTTTCGACTCACAATACGATTACAGAATGGAACCCTTAACCGGCCGCATAGAACTTCAACGTGCTGGTTTGGTTGATCAGGGCGGAGAGTTGGTTATTCCCAGCGCTTCCAATGTAGGGAATGGCACCCTTACGGTTAGTTTGCTTGATATTGATGCGCCCACTGAGACTTGGACCATACGAGCAATCAGTGTGATACGTGATTCTAACGGCAACCCAATAAAGGGTACGGCGACTTTTACAGCAGTTGGTTCAGTTTCGGGCCAAATACTCGATACTTACGGCGCACCCATTACGTTTGCCGATAACGCTACTGCCAAAGATAATACGATCATTCAGCTTACCATAACCCCAGGCACCACGGCTTTCGATCGCGGTGACAGATTTACGGCCAAGGTAAGTAGCAGGGTGTTGGTAAAGGGCGATCAGCTTACGGCAACTTACATAGCCGAAGCAGATCTTAATGATCCAGAGTTTTTCCAGGATCCACAGGCGTTGTTTGCCAAGCACGGATACCCCTCAACGGATAACACGCTCGCTTTGGGCGCTTCTATGGCGTTTGAGAATGGCGCGTTTGGTGTGTTGGCAGTCGGAGCTATGCCACCGATTCCACGACGCACCGCAGAGACTTTGGTGGCGGTTGATGATCCGCTCACTACCACAGTTGAAGGTTTTCCGGCGTTAGTTAGTCCATTAAGCATTACATTGGGCGATCAGTATGCTTTTGAGTGGCCGTTGGTGGGAGGAACACCAGATTCCAACTCAGAAGTACATTGGTTCGTTACGGATGCTACTACGCAAAAAGAGACGCAGATTTTTCCGACTAAGGTTCCATTCTATGACACAACGATAACGAACAGTCCGTACGTTGAATTCATAAATGGTTCGCACACTTACAGCTACACGGCCATCGAAGCGCCAGCAGTTGATCAGCAAGGTTCAGATGGCCAAGTAACAGCAAGTGGTTTCTACGCCGGGATTACAGCTTCAGGCGACTATTTCAAGGCCGCTTCAGCAACGTTTAGCAAGTATAACGTAGTAGCTGCTGACGGAGATACTTATAAGCAGATCAAGATACTTCCAGTCGATGCTTTTGGCAATACAGTGGTTGCCGGAATAGCTGGTACGTATAATATCTCTGACGTTGGTGAAAGAATGGGAGACGCAACAATAGTAGCTCTCGGTAGCGTAGTGGTTGGATCGGGCGGTACCTTGCCCTTTGCCCATACAGTTAGCAATCTTCTTTGGGAGCTGGTTGATCCTAATAACACGGCGCCAGAGTTGCTGTTCACGAAGGACTTATTTGTGAACGGAGCCATCAAGCGCGGCGATGGTCTAAGGGTTACGTTTATAGACCAGAAAGACGCGGACTATTACGACTCTAACTGGGAGCAAGCCTTGGCATCATTACAGTCTCAAAACTGTCAGATGATTGTTCCACTTCCCAATGCCATGATAAGCGCAGTTCAGCAAGCAACCATAGCGCATTGTGAGGATATGTCGAATACCTTGAATCAGAAAGAGCGTATTGCTTTGATCGGTGCCATTAACGGTTTGACTCCAGCGGCGGCAACAGGACAAGAGTTGGTTGCCATTGAGGACGTCGGCATTTTGGAAGGCATTCAGGGCAACACACCAGAAGACATACTTACTGGAAACACTGAAGACTTACAGAACTATGATATTTCCACAAACTTCGGCGAGACTTTCAGAGCGGTTTATTTTTACCCTGACCAAATCATTCGAGTAATCAATGGTTCGGCCACTACGATAGATGGTTTCTACTTGGCCGCAGCAGCAGGTGGATATTTGGCAGGTCAACCCAACTACGCAATACCGTTGACTCGCAAAATACTCACAGGATTCACCATTCCTCGCAGCAGAACTTTCAGTACCCTTACACTTAATCAGCTGGGTAATGTAGGCGCGTGTACAGTAGCGCCAGTTGTAGGTGGTGGTGTGGTGGTTCATGGGAAGACCACCGTAAATAGCGGAGCCCCCGAAGAGGAAGAGATTTCAATCGTGTTCATTCGCGATCGAGTTGCTCAGGCCCTTAGAGATACAATGCGAGGGTTTATCGGTCAGCCCCAAGATTCAACAACGGGCGCGGGTATGACATCAGTAGCCACTAAGACGATTCAGTCTTTGGTTTCGCAGGGGTTGCTTTCGGACTTCGCGAATCTGTCAGTAGCGCAGGACGACATAGATCCACGACAGTACAACGTTACGGTAGATGTACAGCCAAGCTATCCCGTATGCTGGGTCTATATTTCAGTTGGGATAGGACAGATTTAAGTAAGGGGGCAAACGACCTATGATGCCAGCCGTCGAGGCTATTACAAAATTGACACAAGAGATATAGTAGCGCTGTATCTCGAGGGCAAAACAATGAAGGAGATAGCTGGTATATACGGCATATCGCATTGGACCATTCAAGAGCGATTGGCAAAGGCGGGAGTTAAGAAGAATATACGCAGGGCGGTTGGCAATAATGACGTGTTTGATGGATTTAGTGAGGCAAGTTGCTATTGGGCGGGGTTTATAGCGGCTGACGGATGGATTGTGGGAAAGACTAATAAGTATGTCGCTATAGAGCTCAACGCCAAAGACTCAGAGCACCTTGTTAAATTGAGTAATCTGGCACAAAGAGAGGCAAGTCTATATCGAAGAAGTCGCCTAAGAAGCGGCAAGATGATAGAATATGCCAGATTATCGCTCGGGTCGCGGAAAATAGCAGATGATCTTCGCGTCAACTTCAATATAGTACCAGCCAAATCCAGAATATTGTCGCCGCCCAGCAAGATACCATCGAATCTCATTAGACACTACATAAGAGGCTATATAGATGGAGACGGGTCAATAGGGTGGAAGAAGTCGGACCGCAAACCAAGGCTGTCGATTTGTTCAGGGTCCGAAGACATAATCAGGTGGATATCTAAGCATATCAAAGAAGGATCTAGGCATTCTGGAAACACAAACGTTTCCAAGGTTAAAGACGCCAATACATACCGTGTTGAATATTGTGGAACCTATGTTGAGGACATATTAGATTGGCTATATGAAGAATCCACGCCGGAAACCAGATTGGATCGCAAGTATGGTATATATATGGAAAACAAGGAGCGGCTTAAACAATACTACGCAGATAGTCCATCAATAGCAAGACCCCCAAAACCAGTCAGGTAGCATACGAATAATAAATCGCTAAGTCATCAGGAGGACATTCATGGCATCAGTAACTTATCCTAACACAGGTACAAACCTTGATCTTGGTCGTACTGCTTCTGGGTTGTCTACTCAGATCATAGTTAAAATAAATAATCACCCTGTCGGAGCGCTTCAGAACTTGACGGTTAATCAGAATCGTCCTTTGATGCGCGTTCATGAGATAGGTACAGATGGCGTTATAGAGATAGTTCCAATGGCGCCCACGATGATTGATCTCACCATTAATCGGTTGGTTTTCGATCAGTTGCGACTACCCGAGGCATTTTCGAGAGGTTTCAGGTTTATCGCGGCCCAGAGAATGCCGTTCGATATAGAGATTTATGACGTATCCTCTTCATCTTTGCCGGCAGCAGGGTCAAACGCGCCCAACATCAGTGGCGCAGTTGTAATGGTATACAAGAACTGTTGGTTTCAGGCTTATTCGACACCTTACACGGCTGACAACTACCTGATCACAGAAACGGCGACAGTATGGGCAGAGACGGCGAATCTTGTAGCACCAGTCACTCCGGGCATTCCAGTTAACGCTCTCGGCATTCAGGCCCAAACAGACGCAACAGGCATCGAAGATAGTGTCAATCACGGCAAACGTCTCGGTGCTATGGATGCGAGTGGTCTGTGGAACTCAGTGTTTAGCGGCCTCGGACTATAATATCGCTAACGTAAGATCCCACCTAACAAAAACCAAAACATTCACATATAAAGGAGAAAGTTATGGCCGCACTAACTCATTCGTCGATGGGTAAGAATCCCACTATTCAATCGGAGCCAACGCCAAAGAAAATAGAGTCGTTGGTTGTAGAAGATCTGTCAGCATTTGAAGGAACGCCGGCAGTTGAAGTCGCGCAAGTTCCAGTCCCCAAGCAGAGTACATTAAGTGAAGGGGACAAGAAGAAGATGGAAGATGTGCTGTTTATGGGTCGAACAGCTCAGATCGTAGAAGTGGTTGGGCATAAGTTTGAGCTAAGTACTTTGACACACAAAGAATACAACACACTGATCAAGGAGCTCGGCAAGAAAGAAACGGCTAATACGTTCGACATCAGAACTTGTACCTTGGCTTTTGCTCTTAGGAGTATCGACGGGATTAAGCTTGAAGATCTGCCAACCGAGATGGAATATGCGTCGGTTATAGACAAGAGAGTCGACCTGATTGACAACATGCAGCTCAAAGTGATAGAGCGGTTGTTTGCCGAGTATGACAAACTCTCTACTGAAGCGGATAAGTTGGTAGCGGCAGACAATCTAAAAAAATAGTCGAGGAGCCCTGGCACAGACTCCGATGGAAACTCTGTAAAATGTGGGGAGTGCCTGTAGACCACGAGATGTTTGCGGATATTTCAAATTCGCAGTGGTTGTGGTATTTCTTCAATGACCAGGAAGATCAGCAGGAAGACTTTGAGACGCGTAGGGATTTCGTCGAGTATCACGCAAGTTTTATAGAGCCACAAGCGGTAGGCAAGATAAAAGAAAAGCGCGACGGAAAGGCAACGGTAGGAGATGCGTCCTTCGAAAATACAATCAAGAGCGTTTTCGGGCGTGATGCGGAGCTGGGAAAGATAGACGGAAAAGTAGAGACCGTTACCGTAAATCCAAGTGACGTCTTGAAGAATATGAAAGACAGTTCAAGTAAGTAAGTCGGAGCTTAAATGGCAGAAGATCCAGTCAAGCCAAATACAGATAACCCGGCACCATCAACTGCGGACTTGAAGGCAGCCACGCAATCAATGAACGAGTTATCAGAGTCGTTGCGCAAGTCTAAAGTGGATCTGGACAAACTTAAAGAGTCCTGGAATGGTCTTGAAAAAACAACTGGTACTGGCGCAATCCTTGTAGATCCAAAGCAGCCTGAAGTGATAAAATCTGTTACGGCTGAGGTGGGCAAAATGGGTGTTTTGGCAGACGTATCCGGAAAGATTATGTCTGTGATAACCAAAGTGGCCCAAGCAGGAGGCGACGCAGCAGGAAGCATTCTAACCAGTTCTATATTTGGTTCATTGGAGAAAAAGCTGGGATTGAGTCAGGGTATGTTCAAAGAGTTGGCCGGGAAAGCGCTTGAGGTCGGTGAGGTGTTAGGCAAGGCAGGGGCACCAATAGCAATAACGCAGCTGGCCAAGAAGGCGTATGATCAGTTGGGTCCGGTAAAAGACCTATACAACGCATACCAAGAGAATTTCCTGGGTATAGACAAGATAATGCGCCAGTCAAGGATAGCGTTCAGAGAGTTTGGAGAGGACGTAGGAAAAGATCTTGGTAGCGCTGAGAAAAGTGGAGATGGTTTCGCCAAGCAGATAGTGGGAATACAGCAAGTAACGCGGCGAGATTTGGGTGAAATAACAGGGGCCACCAAAGACCTATCTGAGGTTATGGGCGTTACAAATACGACCACTACGGCTGGATATGAGAAACAGGGCGGCGCGTTAGGTGCGTTGGCCAGAAAGTATCAGGGACTTGGAGCGGAAATAACTCCCGTAAATGCTGCGATGTTGTTGGCTAATGCTACTGGGATGGGAACCAAAGAGATAACGGGAATGATGGGCAAGGCATATCAGGAGTTGGGCGAGGACGTAAAGGGCTCGATGGACGCGTTTGGCCGAATAAGCGAAGCAGCAGAGGGTTCTGGCTTGAGTATGTCGGTAGTGTCCAAGACGATCTTTCAAAGCGCAGAAGCCCTAAAAATGTGGGGCGGTTCGATTAACTCAGTCACGCCGTTGTTCAATATGTTCTCTAAGAGTCTGGAGCAGGGACGCAAAGGACTGGCGCCTGAGTTACTTCAAACTTTTACTCAGGGCATAGAGAAGATGAGCTTTGCGCAGAGGGCTTTCATTGGTATTCAGGGCGGTGTAGGAAAGGGGCCAGGCGGAGCTCTCGGTGCTGGTTTGGAAATGGAAGAAGCGCTTGAAGATAAAACAGGCAAGGGAACGAAGAAATACGTCGACAGCATAACCAAGACGCTCGAACAGTTTGGCGGCGGGAAAGTAATCACACGCCAAGATGCCATAAAAGACCCCGCTTTACAGTCGCAGTTTATGGTTCAGCGCGGGTTGTTGGAAAAGATGGGAATGTCTTCTGATCCGGCCGTACAGAACAAGATACTGAAAGCGTTACAGGACGCGGGCAAAAATGGTATGCAGGCAGGATCAGACAGTCAGAAGGCTTTTAGCAACCTTCTGAAACAAGGCGGAGAGACTGCCGACAAGGACACTGCGGTTCAGACAAAGTTTAATCAGGCTAGTGTTCAAGCAACAATAACGAGCGGCACGAGGATAGTTAAGGCGATAGAGAAGGTGATGGGCCCGGGACTAATACAAAAGTTGGATACGATTACGAAAGATATAGAAGGAACGATTAGAAAAGGTGAAGTAGACGGAGGAGATTTTAAAAAGATTGGGAGGCACGTCAAGAATGTAATATCTGGAAAGCCATCAGAACCACAGCAGGCATCCACGTCCAGCACAACACTCGAAGACATCAACAGGAGCGGTAAAGCGGCACGGGACATAGCGAACCAGAAAACTAAGCCAGGGGAGACGGGCGTAACGGGAAAAACAGCCAGGGACTTACTTGATAACGGCGTAGGAAACAGGAAAGATGCGCCCAAAGGATACGCGGGGGAGAGTCTGGTCGGAAAGGCCCCCAATGTCAGGCGCGACTCGGTGGTTTCTGCTTTAAATGAAAAGCGAGGCCATCAAAACGAAATGCCAAAGAGTGAAGTAAATGCGGCCGGCAGGAACGCAAAGCCAAATCTTGCGGCGGAGCAAAATCAGGCGGTCCAAGCCACAACTCGTTCAAAAGTTCAGCAGCAGGAAATAAATAAGGGCACGCAGCAAAAACAGCAGACGCAAGAGGTGCCACTAAACATAAGGCTGACGTTGGATGGTGATTTTTTGAAGCAGAAGGTAACGGAGCAGATAACGCATGTGGTTACTCTAAGCACGAATAGCGGAGGGGGATAATGGGCGCACTTAACTTACTAAAGGCAGTCGGATCTGGCGACTCTGGGGCAGTTAAGGCAGCAGGAGGTTCAGACTTTCTCGCCAAATCCGCTCAAGCCATACAAGACACGGCCAATGCGCTTAATCCCCAGCCAAACTATCGAGGCATGGAGGGGCTTAACAATCGAGACGCAGAGGTTATCACTTGGCGGCTCCCTAATGGCTCGTCGGTTCAGATGTATATAAATCCGCAAAGCCTAACCGTGAATGAATCAAAGCAGATCAACTATAATCGTACCAAGGGCGGCTATGTGATTCAGTACTGGGGCGCGAATCTTACACAGCTCGACATAAGAGGCACTACGGGTTCGGCAAGTATTCAAGGCATCAACGTTCTACACGACATCTATATGGCTGAGAATCGCGCCTTTGATTTAGTGGCCGCTTCTCAAACAGGGGAGATGACCAACGTTTTAACCAGTCAAGATCTCAACTCGAATAGCATAAGTACTTCTTTGTCTGATCTGGCCAAACAACTAAGAAGCCGCAACTTTATACTGCGGCCGAGTTTAGCTGCGTTGGCTACCAGTGTTTTGATGTTCTACCAGGGCATCGAATATAAGGGTTTCTTCACAGCATTCAGCGTAACAGAAAGTGCCGACAAGACTGGATTGTTTGACTACACGATGACCTTTATGAGTACCGAACAACGAGGCAAGCGACAGAACTACTTGGCTTGGTCAAAAGAGCCGCTTGCTAATGACCTTGCCGGCAGCTTGATTAACGGTATAGGCAACTCAATACGTCAGGCCATAGGGTTATCACAGCAAGCCCCACAAAACTTCCACCCAGATTCAGCGCCATTAACGTTCGGGTCGCCAGGTAGTAGTTTTGCGGCCGACTTAGGCTTTACATCAACGGAGCAACAGTCTATACTCACAAAAGGAACGCTGACTTAAAGGAAGGCTAAATGGCGATCGTATTTAGTTCGGAAGTTAATGTTCAACCCAACTCATTCTCTAACTTCGTGGGGCAGATAACCTCAGACTTCTCCAAAATAGCGAGCGGTCTTTCCAACGCTTTCACCAATCTTACATCAACTGGAAATATGCCACCTCAACCACCTTTGGAGCACGTGTATGTTGAAACGGGTTTTAGTTCAGTACCAGGCACTTCATTTGTTGGCTCCCAGGTCAGCGCAGTAAGTGATATCAAGACACGGCAGATATTAACACAAGAGCCAAATGCCACGATCTATATACATAAGAGGGCGTTCTCTACTTTGCGTAACGAGAATGATACGCGATTTATGAACAAGGGCGAGAAGTTGTTTCTGCGCGCCACCAAGATTCTATTCCAAAACAAGTGCTCTCAGTTGGCCGCCTATGAAGCAATAACCAAAGCCTCCAAGTTGCTGAGTGAAGATGCCCAGTTGGATGCTACTCGATTAGATGCCATTGCGGACTACTTAGACAGTGGGTATCAAAGCGCAGTGGGTGTGATCAATAATGCGTTCGTCGTTCAGGCCTCAGCAGAACTAACTGATGAAGTCTATAAGCAGTTGAATGCGCTCAAGGACAGTTATGCTAAGGTTGTGCCGGCAATAAAGGGAGTGCGCAAAGCAGCCCAGAATCAGAAGAAACTCAACTCTGCCACCTATACGAACTGGGTGATAGATCCTGATATGGCCGATGTAGTGAATGTTGGTCGAGGTGCCGGCGTAATAGAACTGACGACTGTGACTGATATCAACACCGCACTCAAACTCGACGGTGGAGATTTGGGCAGCGTTCAGTTTTCGATGGAAGACCCCTATAATCTAACCAAAGTATCCAGTGACGATTTAGAGATAGCGTTGTCTACTGCTTTTGCTGAAGTAACCACGAATACAGTTAACTCCGATCCTGCCGCCATACTTCAAGCGGCCAGAGAGCAGGATCAACAGCTTCAGACCGCGCGTAGGAATCGAGTTGCCGGTCTGTTTGGTGGGACCTTGGGCGGTGGAATGCTCGACACCTCTACTGTATCTGACATAATCTTCCAAATCAACCCAACGGCCCAAGCAGTAGACAAAGTACAAGGCACCACGTCTTCTTATTCTGAGCCCTTTAACTCTGACAACTATCGCTTAGTCTTCAATAACCTGCCACCTGATCAACGACTTACTTTGGCCGAGGATAATCTGGTATCGAGCATTTTTGGCTTACTAACTCAGTATGTAAATGCGATGGAAGACCTATCCAATGCCACCTTTGTTCAGAATAACGATCCAGACACGACTTATGCCCGAAAGAATCTACGCATACATTATTTGGGCAAGTCAATCGTTCAACCTATGGACGGCATTCACGTATATCTCAGAGGCAACACTTATCGCAACTCTGAACTGATGGGGCCGCTTAGTGCCTTGCTGAACAACTCAAACTTCGTACGTACTTTCAAGGATGATGCCAAAGACGCCGCTGATGCCGTGTTAGAAGAAGAGATGCGTATATTTGGCCTGAGCGACTACAACATACCGGTAGACTTGTATCGGTATATGCGCAGTGGTTCGTTTATGCGCAACGCCGGCACCCACGTTTTTGGTGGTTTGGTTTCGACAGTAACGGACACTTACGCCCCAGATCGCGGATACACAATGAATGTAGCGGGTAGTAGCAACTTGAAGTGGCTCAATATGTCTCGCGTCAATACTTCTCCCGGCTTAGATCAAATCCAGGGCGTGTTGGAAGATCCGATTACCCCCTACGATATCAAGGTGGACTCTGCTACTGGTTTGCCCACGACTAATCCACCGTTGCTACAAGAGAACGTGGATCGCAAGCTGGTTAACAAGACTGGTGTTAATGCCGGCCAGGTAGTTGAGGACTCTAATCTGATTCAAGACTATTCGTGGCTTTTGGGTCTGCCGGTAGTTCAGCACACACCCGGAATGGTTTATCGGTGGAAGAGCGGAATCATAACTTCGACCATGACCGTTAATCTTCGAACGGCCCTCGATGGCAGTGGCAGCGCCTCTCAACAACTTATGCGAGAGGTGGGCCAAACAGTAGTAGAGAACCCCTTTGCGAGTATGGACGCAGCAGACATCATTAGCATCTTGGTTACAGGTTTTCCACACAGCTACGAGACTTTTATTCAGCACACACGAGATACCGGCACCTATACAAATGGCGGCGGAACAAACTCACCCGAAGATTATTTTCACACTTCGATGGACGTAACTCGCTCGGCTAACAGAGCTTTGGGCAACTTTCAACCATTCAAGACTACCAACCTGACGCCCGAGAAGATGGCCCAACGCATACAGAATCAATCAACCATAAACAACACATCGAGCACTCTAAATGACCTGCGTAGTAAGTGGGCCCAAGCGCAGGATTTGTTGGATTCGCTAAATACTTCGGTGGGTAAGTTGGGCGCGAACAAAATAAACGACAAGAGTATGCTGGATCGTGTTAGTTTGGTGACGCAACTCACGGCGCAGGTTAACAGCTTAAATGCGCAAATACAGACCGAAGTTGCCAAGTTCCAGTCCAATATACAGGCAGGACTAAGCTCAGGACTAAGAATCTACGGCAACGATATGCTGGTGAACATAACTGAGGCGCCAACAAAGGAAGAGTCGCAGCTTAACGTAGGCAAGCTTCAAATCAAGAATAGCTTCCTTCAGTTCCGTCCACAGTTAAAGTGTAAGTTCAATACAGACGTTAATCTGTTCATAGTGGATGATTGCTACGACAAAGATCTGGACGTACAAGCTTATGTGTTAAGTGCTCTCAAGAATCCTGATATGTGGAAGAGTGAGTACAAGACACCACTCGAGATATGTGAGGCCGTAGCTAAAACTTTGGATCTCGAGTTTTTCAATGACTCGCAAGGTCACATACAACTGCGATTCCCAAAGTACAATCGAGTGCCCTTATCACTGCTACTTAAAATGATGCTGCTACAACAGAAGGGCACGCGACTATATCCCGAGTTCTTAGATGCGTTGTTCCGAAATCAGCAGAAGTCTATGGCAATCGAGCTGGAGTCAATAGGGCTACAAATACAGATAGAGTTGATATTGTTAGGGTGGAGCAGCGACATGGGAGCGGTTCAATCGGAGGCAAGTTATCTGGTGGTTGTGGATGAGAAGGCAAGCATCAGCGTTAGTAGCCGCATTCCTTATTCCGTGTCTACCATTACGGCAAGTAATCTAACCTCTAACGCCCAAAATCTAATATCTGCTCGTATTGCGTTGGCCAAGTTGTCTGGCGGGAATATAGACGACGCTTCTGATCAAGACACCATAAACGCAGCCATCAAAGAGTTACAGATACTAAATGATCCGGCAGTAAGCACCAATATCAACTCTGCTCGTTTGGCCGAAGTGAATAAGTTGGCTGGTTTGGTTAGTAGTGGCCAAAAGCTTAACGATACCTTGTCCAAAATACAGAATAAGCCAGGAAATCAGGGGGGCATCGATGGGTCTCAGCTCCAAGGTAATATGCTCAAAGCCGGCAGCAGAGAGAAGATACTGTCAGTGTTTGGTGATTTGGTAGAGGATGACTTCAATGATACGTTGGGCCCTGGCTCTGCTGCTCGATACATTATAAACGATGACCAAGTATTGTCTTCGCAGTTCACGGAGTCAGATCAGAACGTAAACTGTCGAGTGGATGTTCAAGGGTCACAAAACTGGGCAAGTAGTGGTCCTGGGTTTCTTGTTCCCGACATGCCTTTGTATTGGGCCGGAGCGACCGACTTTGATTTGTGGCGGCAGTACGGATATAGGCCAGCGCAGACTTTTGATCGCCCATTCTTACACAATGCCGAATCTCAATGCGCTCCCTATGCTCAGATGCTTCTAACCCAAGCGCGAAAGAAGGCCGTGACTGGTACCGTGACCTTGGTGGGAAATGAGTACTATCAGCTTGGTGATGTAGTGTATGTGAACTTTCGTGATATGCTGTACTACGTTACTGGGGTGTCGCACAGTTTTGCTTACGCCGGCACCTTCACCACAACGTTAACGCTCGAAATGGGACATCCTTTGGGCGAGTACATACCGACGCCTTTGGATGTAATAGGCAAGGTGCTGATTAAGGGGCAAAATCAGGCAAACAGCTTCTTAACTAATCGCAGAACAGCAGTCAACGGTACAGTGGCGGGAGTTGTGGCCTGGGAGCAAAAACCGCCGACGAATGAAGTAAGTCAAGACCAAGAAGATATACAGTCTGAGTTTTTGTCCAACAGTTACGGCAGTTTTAACCTCGTACAGCTCAAGAATGCCCTACTCAAGATCAACAAACAACCAACAGGATATCAAGTACAAGTTCGTGGGTTTACTGATGGCGAGTCTCTTACAGGTGATACGGTGAGAGATCGTATGGGAGCGGTTAGGCATTGGTTGATGTCTCCGTCTATGGCCCTCGAGGATGGCAGTTTGTGTCCATTATCGCAGCCAAGCTTTCCGGCAGTTAGCGAAGCAATGATGCCTGCCGTGGATCCAGTCAATATATCCCCGCCAGTTGCTTTGGATGATATTTTGCTTCTACCATCTGAGGAAACTTGGAACATAACTGCCGGCAAACCAACTTACGCCATTGAAGTCGTTCTTATTCCGACAACAGCAGGAGGCAAATAATGGATCGCGTACTTCCTCTGGGCCGGACTTTGAGATTTGCCATAGTAACCAAAGTAGCACAGGATCACGTAGATTGTCAGTTTTATGACAAGCAAGCAGAGAAACCATTTAGTTGTCCAGTTCCACACCCTTATGCCGGCCGTGGGGGAGGATTTCTGGTTGGACTTGAAAAAGATACGGTGGTTCTGGTTGCTTCGGCCACAAACGAGAGATGGTTCATAGTTGCCATAGTTCC